AATCTGATGATGTCCATTCATTTCATTAGCAATGATAATTGTATCTGAAAAATAAGATAAACCACGATTTACCATAAATGAGTTATATGCCTTTTCGCAGTCATCATCAATCATAATATCTTGTTTAGTTAGATTGATACTATTTAAATAATCAAAATGATTCAAAGTTCACCTTCAACTCCACTATCTTGGCTTGTCCATTCTAGTGTTCTTATTCTATCCCATAATATATCTTCTGTTAAATCTACAGAATTACCTTGCTGTACATCATGATCTTGATAATACAATTGTGGATATGTTTTATGATTGTTAGGTAATGGATGGTTATTAAGAATTGTATATTCTATACCCCAGTCATCTAGTTTTTCTTTTAACATATGACAATAATAACACGCATCTTTAGTAAATAACACAAGTTTTTTTGTCATTTTTTTACCAGATATTCTATAGTAGATGTATCATAAAAATCATTGTTATAATGCCAATGTCTATTATAAGTTTCTTTTACAATGTTATCATCTTTAGTTTTATATACAACATACTCTTCTTTTATAACATCTGCTTTTTCACATATAACAGCTTGTTTGAATGGTCCTTCCTGCATATTTATTTCCCTATAGTTCGCTTAACAAGTCTTTCATTTTTCTTTTTGATTTTCCACGTACCTTAAATGATTTTATATCATCTAGATTAGACATATCATCTCCAACTACTACCATAGCAATCATACCCATAGTTGCGTGTGGTGTACACTGATAGAGATATATTCCTGGTGTGTCGAAAGTAATTTCAACTTCTTTGTTGTTTTTACTTTTCTTCGGTAAGTCCCAACCATCAGGACCAGCAATAAAATGAACGTTATGTCCTTTAGATTTTGGTAACCATGTAATAGTATCACCTACATCAATACGTGCTATATCTTCGGAGTATACCATTTTTGCTCCGTCATCACGTTTGTTTAACATATTAATAGTCATGTCTTCAGCAAATGCTGGTACAGACAATGAAGCCATAACGGCTGATGTACATAAAAGTTTTTTCATGTTCTACTTCCTCTAAGTGCAAAAAATAATCCGCCAACCCATAAAAATACGTGTAAATTATCGTATAATATAACATCTAACAAACTGGTTGGTTGGCCTATCCATATAACTCCAGTTGCAATACAACAAATAACAATGCCAGAGAATCTAGTTAGTACGTCTCCTACATCTTGAATCCAAAAATCCCAGATATAATCACCTGCTATTTTAGAAACTAAAACACCACTAACTAATAATCCTATACCTGCACCGATCTCTCCGTACACTACGAACCACCATACTATAGCAGGTAATCCCCATGATTCAGCATCTTCTATACTGAATGGCCACTTGCTTAATCCTTGTTGTAAGAATACAATTGCAAGCGGTATACGCAATAACCAGTGGCTCATACAAAATTCTGGTATTTTACTTATTATATTTCTCATTACTTATCGTCCTTGTGAAAACAATCGAATTGAATTGCATAATATTCATTCTGTAATATGGAACGCCAATTCTTTTTAGCAGCAATAGTTTCACATTGCTCTTTAGTAAATAGCTCTTGCATTATATATTGATTTCCGATATACTGCCATTCCATACCATTGTTACCCCACATTGAGATAACTAGTAAAAATTCTTTCATTATTTGAACTCCACGTTTGCCATGATCTCAGTCATACAAGCTACAACGTTTAACTCATGGTCTGCCACAAAGGCATTTTTATATTGATAGTCAGCGAGAATCAAAACAAGTTGTGGAATAGATTGTGGTGCAACATAATCATTCATCGAATCATATATTCCACGAAAGATGGCGGTTGCATCTATATCCATACTGTTAACGACCCAATGACGCATATTCTTAAAATCTTTATCTTTAAGAAACTTAGCTAGATCAGAGAAAGAATTATTAGCATCTATTGTACTAGACATGACAAGACTACCACTTGTAGAATGTCTTTGGCCTTCGTTTAGTACTCTTCTCCAATCGGGTGCATATTTCATCACAAGATTGACAGGTGTTTTTTCGTCGTGCTTTATACCTTCTCTATCTAGTATATATAAAAATCTTTGATAGAAGTCTTGTGCAAGTTTAGGTAAATCTTTTTTACTTGTGTTAAACTCATAAACACCACATCGTGAATGAAGTGGATTAATAATTTTATTTTTAAAATTACAAGTAAGTATAAATCGACAATTGTTAGCAAACTCTTCGATAAATCCACGGAGAGCTGGCTGTGTCGATTGTGCATTTAAGTAATCAGCTTCGTCAAGGATAACAACTTTGTATCCACCTTGCAAAGAAACTGTTGATGCAAATTGTTTTATCTTACCTCGTAAGGTATCGATATTGCCTTCTTCAGAACCATTGATCAAGATATAATCTAGATCTAGTTCATTACAAAGTGCTTTAGCAACAGTTGTTTTACCAAGACCGGCTGTACCGGTGAAAAGCATATTAGGCAATTCACCGGTCGCCACAACATCATGGAACTGTTGTTTAAGTGTTTGCGGAAGAATACAATCCGCAACTGTTTTTGGCCGGTATTTTTCGACCCATAAAAAATCTGACATTACAAACCTCGTTCAACAAATACATTATACAATAAAAAGGTAGGTTTGTAAATTATTTTTGTGCCTCGTAATTTTCACCGAGAGAGATAGCTTTAACACATTGATCTCGTAACTGACCAATTGTCGATAATTCTTCTCCGCGGAATCCACCACGTTGTGCAACTGCATCAATAACCGCAATCATTGAACGACCCATCTGTGTTGATAACTGATAGATCTGATCATTATCACCTGCTGCTGGCGCAGAAACCATGTTTTCGGCTTTTTCTTCTTTAGCCATTTTATTCTCCATATGTTGAGGATTTTTCTAGAGCGATCCAATATGATACGCCTAGTTCATTATTAGAAAACTCTGAGATGAGTTTAGACGAAATTGCCACGTTGTAATCACCTGGTATAATCTTAAGATTAGAGATACTTATAACAAAATTAAAAGGATCTGCAGGATAATTGCCGGCTATATCAATAGCGAATGTATTTGATGTAGCATTTTTACTATCAACAACTGACAAAGTTAGATGACCATTACCTGGTGTAATCGATACTTCATCATGACCAAGAGCCGCCGCAGCACGTTTGATACGACTCAGTGTGTTAGCATCTAAAGTAAATTGTACTTCGCACTGAGGCATTACAATCTTTTTAGATGGTGATGTCAACATGTCCGGATCAGAAAAGAAATACTTAACTTTTGACCGGCCAGATGAATCACTGATGAGTACATAATCTTTCTCGAAGGATAGATTAGGTACATCAACAAGACCTAGGACATTGAGAAATTCATTCAAGTCATAGATCCCGAAGTCTTGAGGAAAGTCTTCAACAGTACTGGCTGCTGATAAAACATTCTTCGCTTCAGAAATAGTCTGAATATTATTGCCTTCATTGAAAACAATGTTAGAATTAATACCTGCATAGTTCTTGAGAATCTGCAGGGTATTTTCACTTAGTTCCATGATATACTCCATAATTAGAAATACTATTATACAATATTTTTGTCGGATTGTACAACATTATTTTACCTTGCTAAAGTTTTTATCTTTAATAAATTCCATCTTTGCTTGAAACTTATCATCAAGGATTTCACCTTTATGCGATATGACAAATACATTTGTATCTTCACCAAACGCATAAATTATTTTCATTAGATTACCCACACCCTCATGATCTAATGACGAATCAAATGTCTCATCAAGTATGAGTAAGTTAGTAGCTACTGAGTTTTTCATCTTGGCAATCTGACGCCAAGTAAATAACAGAGCTAAATCTATTCTTTGCTTCTCACCTTCTGAAAACGAATCATAAGAAAAGTTATCACGATGACGAGATCGAATAGTCTCAGTAAAACTTTCATCTAGATTAAAATGTACAAAGAAATCTAGAATCTGTAAATACTGATTTGTAAGTTGATTAATGACCGGTAGATATTGTTTAATAATCTTTGTCTTGATACCAGTATCTTTCAACATTTCAAGAATAACTGAATTGTAAGTTACATCTTCGTTGATGCGTAATTTATTTTCAAAGTGTGCTTCACGTTGTTCTTGTAACTTAGCTAGTTCTTCTCTTGCCTTTGCTGTATCACCATCAGTACCTTTAATCTTATCGATCTGATTTGATAATACGTTAATACGTTTTTGTAGACTATCGATAGCATTATTATTTGTAGTAACCGTAGCTGTTCTATCTCTTATATCGGCAGATCTACTATCTAAATCAGTGAGATCTATTTCCACGGCTTCAGCTTCGTTAGCCAGATCTATAAGAGTATCTTGATATATTGCAGCTTTATCTTTAGCAGTCTTTAGTTTTTCTTGTTTAAGTTCTTTTGAGATCTCTTGTTCACATGTTGGACAATTGTCATGCTTCTCATAAAACTTAGATTCTTTTACAAGCGCTCGTATCTTAGAATCGAAATCAGCTTTGTATTGTAACAAAGATTGTTTCTTATCGTGTCTATCTTTTATCTTTT